ACAACATACCTGAATCGATACCAAGTGCTAGGTTCTAGCGGAGAATTAAAATCAACCGCAGCTTGCGTAAGTGTCCCTGCCCCTGAAGAATAAGTAAAAGTATAATCCCCAGTTGTATAAGCATAGTCCCCTGCTGCGGTCCATTTAGACGAGTCGTCAAATTCGTTATTTGATAAAACTTCTTTAGTGACAGCGGTTGTATTTGGCAACAAAGCTCTCAAAGTTGGTTCTGTTCCAAATGTTCCACTAACTGTCCCTACTCTCACCCAATACAAATCAGTAACGCTATTTACTGTTCCTTTCGCCCAATCAACTGGAGGCGTGAAAGTAGCAGAACCGTCTTTAGACCAGTTAGTGGTTCCGTCCGTAACAGTTAAGGTCGCCCAAGAATCACCGTCCCAATATTCCCAGGTTCGGCTTGTTCCTGATGACATAATTGTTCCAAAATCAAAATACATTTCAGAAAATTGGTCTTCCTTTCCGATGTAAACATAATCACCGACAACATTTAAAACATCTCCAGTAACTAACCCAAAAGAAGAAACAGTTAAAGTAATATCTGTCCAAGCTGCCCCAACATATTGAAAAACTCGGTCAAACATATCTTCCGTTGCTTGCGCTCGCCCAAT